ACCACCAAGCAAAAGCAATAATTATTAAATACTCCATAGACGTTAATTTCGTCAAATATAAGATTAAATTCTAATCAACTTGCTTATATAACAAATTAATTATAAATATGTATATTAGATTTCTCATAACCTTGTATATTTATCTATTATTACTGTAATCATTATCAATCCAATGGCTATTACACCTATTATTATTTCTCTGCTCATCTTATCTATTTGTTTGTGTCAACACTATGATACATCTTTCTTAAATTTAGGACTGCATCCAAACAATATAGTATTTTTAAATGCAGTTTTTATACCTGGTTTAATTTTGTACACCTTAATAGTATCTGCTACAATCTCATCAAACATATCTTCTTCAATCTCATAATCTAAGAAAGGTATTTCTTTCTGACCACGATCATTTATTGTGGCATTTTTTAATAGTTCATCAAACGATGCAGAAGGAGTTGCATTTGCGTACAACTCCCTATAACAATACATTAGTGCTTTATCTATGTTCTTCATATTCCCAATAATAATCACAACTTATTTCTTCACCCTTAATAATTGGTGGCTCAAAGAAGTAGCTTTGTTGATAATCAGATACTGGTGCTGTGTACCTATAGCAAGTTTCTTTAAATGGACAATCTTTGCCCGAACACATTGTTATATCTGCCATAATTTTAGCTTTACATATTGTTTAACAACTAGCTTTAGTTCCTGGTGAAGCCTAGCCGGTACAGAAATCTGCAACGGCTTATATGGCTCACTTAGTTTTGGTCTTCCAACTTTCTTAACTTCCATATCTTTCATTAAGTTCGATTAGCTTGTCATTGATTTGCTTGTTCAACTCCTCAGCATTCTCTCTAGCTATTGCAACCCATTCAGAAACAGTCTTGATAACTGGCTTTGCTTTTGTGCCTAGATTAATCTCTGAATCTTTAGTCAACATCTTATACCATAATGGCTTAATTTTGTTTTCCCATCGGTAAGATACAAAATACATCTGTTCTAATTTAGGATTGACTGTAAAGGCATGAAGTACCTGGTGAATGTTGTCTTGTGGAATCTCATCATTGCAAATCGTTTCAGTATGCTTTTTTGAGCCTGGACATTTAACCTCAACTTGTATTGTTTCATCTTCTGTAATTCCATCAGGTGAAATACCAAGCAATGGAATAGCAGTATTTTGTAAGAATCCTACTTGCTTAAACTCGACAAATATTTCTTTCTCTAGTGCTGCGATTGCAAATGGCTCTAAATCTATACCTCTTTGCATATCTGAACTAATGTATCCATCTTGTGGCTCATAATCTTCTAAACGTTGAGAAAGTATCTCATTAAGCAAAGTATCTGATTTGACAAATAAGCCTTTAGATAAAGTACCACCTATCTTACCATGCTTAAGTTCATGCCATTCTTCTGATCGTTGTTCTATTTTGTCGTATACTATCATAATCCAAGTTCTAGTTCTAGTTGTTTTAAAAGTTCATCTGCATAATTAATAGCACAACAAGCTGTTTCAAGTTCGCTATATCTTCCACTTGCTATTATAGATTGCATCGCTAATCCTGCAAAGTATTCACGTTTGGTTAATCCCTCTCCGTACAAGTTTTTATAATTCTCTTGTGTTATTGGATTTATTGATTCATCTCCTCTCATAATTTCCCTAGTTGTTGTTCTGTTAATAAAAAATCTTCTTTCAATTTCTCGGCTGTGAAAGTTCCGTTTGTGATATTTTCTAATGCTCTTGTAAATTGTGCATCGTTAAGCTGTTTCTTTTCAACTTTAAACTGCGTTGGCTTAACTCTAATTCCACCTGTAACCTTACCCATCATTTTAACAGTTTCATCAAATGACAATTCAATCTTCATTCCAATCCAGTTAGGAAGAAATCTACTTTCTGCTGATGTGCATTTCTTTGATTCCTTAACTACTGCATTGATTGTCTTTCGATTGATAGAATTCACCATCATTGGCTTAATATCTTCTACAAATTCAATGAAGTATCCATCTGATTTGTTACCTGATACATCTACTCCTTTGTCGTAGTATGCCTCTTTGATTGTTAATACACAATTGCCTTTCTCATTGACGATTGTTTCTACATCTATACCTGCTAGATGTGTTGATTTTCGATATTTCATCGAATCAATTTGTGTTTCTTTCATGTTATTTATGTTTTGTTTCTGTAAAGATAGTTAATTTATTCATTGATAAAACTATAATGCGTTATTTATATTGATTCTAAATAGTAGGATATATTTGACCTTTACTTTCTTGGATACAAAATGCTTCAAAACCATTATCAATTAACTGATCTATCCTAAATTTTTGTAATGGACTTAATTTATCATTCTTTTCTTTACATTCAATCCAAATTGTGCAGCCATTCTTTAAACATTGAAGGTCTGGAAAGCCTGATTTAGATAATCTAATTACGTTTAGAACTAAATATCCTTTACTTTCATATTCTTTTATTATTTTACTTTGAAAATTTGAAGCCATTTTCTTTTAAAAAATATGAAGTTGTATATGATTTCTTTGCTTTAACTGCTTTGAAGATTTGATGCTCAATACCACCTTTTGAAAATATATAGAATACTTTATTCTCTAGTCTATCAATAGTGGTTAATCTATCTCTTGACTGCCAATATGAAGTAGCAGAAAAGTCAATATTATAATAAATAAGATATTCAGCATTTTTTAAAGATATTCCTTCTCTACCTGAAATGATTTGTAAAGCAATATTTTTATTTGAATTATCAAACTTACTTAAATCTGTGGTTAAATTATCTCCAAAAGTTTCTTGAAGTGCTAATAGTTCAGCTTTAAATTTATAGAATATAGCTATCTTTTGACCTTTGAATCTTTCATGTATAAACATTGCTTTTGAATAATCAATTACTTTGCTATTTCCACTATCAAATTTAATTGTGCCGCTCCAAAGTTGATGTAATTTACTTAATAATTTTACTCCTGTATCTGCTATTATTTCTTCTGTCTTACCAATAACAACTAAATCTTTCTCCAGGAGCTTTATTATCTTTAATGTTTGTTCATTCAGATTACAAGTTAATACCTGCTCATCAATGACTGCTTTAAATCCTGCGTTTTCTTGTGTGAATGAAATAAAATAGTCTTTTAATACTAAATCAATATTTTGTTTATTAGCATCTGAATAGTCATTTATAATTCCAAAACCTAAATGCTTCTGTTTAACGTTTACATAAAGTTTTGCCCAATTATAAAAGTTCATTCTAGCAAATGGACTGTAATTTGATACCCAAAATTGATGAAATATTTGAGAATAAGATTCAGGTGTTGGTGTTCCAGATAGAAATATCATTGGTAAATTTGAGAATCTTAACTTAAATTCTTTGCATCCATTTGATGGTTTAGGAAATGATCCAAAACGATGACTTTCATCATGTATAATTAAATCAAATTTTCCTTTAGCAAGTTTCATTGATTCATTATTAATAACAAATAATTCAAAATCTTTATCAAAACCAAAGTTTACATAATCTTCTTGTATTCCATTTATTGCTTTCTTTTTTGTAAGAAATAAAACGTTTTTTGCTCCAAATAATTTAGCAGTATTTAATGCAGTTACTGTTTTGCCTGTTCTAACTTGCATAGAATAATAAACAATCCTCTTTTCACGAAGTATTCTAACTCCTTTCTCAGAATTATCTATCTGATATTGTCTAAGATTCATCTTCTATAGTCTTTTTTAAAGAAATCAAATTTATCTTTCATTGTTTTTATCTCTAATTCTTGACTTTTAATCGTTTCATTTTGCTTTATCATTTGTTCTTGAATGATTCTAAGCTGAAAAAAAGTCTTTTCTAACATTACTATTCTTAATTCATTTGGCAAATCGTTTGCTTGTTCATTAATTAAGGCTCTCTCAGACTTAAAAACTATCTCATTAATATAATGTGTAGCTTTTCTAAATTCAATCTCTAATGCGTTCTTAAAATCCATTCCTTTACTCTCGCAATACGTTAGTAATTCTTCTTTAATCTCAGGAAGTAACTTTTCTTTTAATGCTTTTACTGATTCCATTTTTCTAATGTTTGAGGATTAATTTTATTATCTGTTACTTTGAATTTCTTAATATTATTTGATGTAATTGCTTCATATTCTAATTCATAAAATAAACAATACTTCTTTAAATCAATAGTAACTGCATTCTTTGTCTTAGCATTCCATCGTTTAGGAATAGATTGAGTATAATTCTCATAGAAATCATTTGAATTAATCCACTCATTTATATTTATATTTGAAAAACAATCTAATAACTCTTTACCTATTTCACTTTCAAATCTTTTAAATGGAAGGTTAATTGCATGATAGTTTATTAAACCTTTATCCAGGTATTTCTTTAAACATTCAGTCATGTAACAATCAAATCTTGCCCATTCCTGCAAATCCCAATCATCAAACAATCTATGACCGAACAAATCAACAGGTGTATAAGCACTACTGAAGAAAGGAGATAGTTCAACTTCAAATCTTCTAGCATCGTGAGAGCCTCCTTTACCCTTCATAATGTAGTTAGTAGTAATTACTACTTTAGGTGAATCCTTTAATGGTAGCTTGATAGTATCTTTCCCTTTGTAAGTTATTTCAATACCTTCTGTGATTACACTAAACAGATTCTCAAAGTCAAAATTCTTTTTAACATCATCAAATACTAATATCTGACAATCGGTAGATATAGATTGATAAGGAAACTGACTTTTAAAATCAAAGAATTTACCGTTTAAACTACCTACCTTCTTCATATTAGATAATGCATTCCAAAATAAACCTTTCCCACTTCTTCCATTTGGATCATCTGTTATTGCCTCATCATTTAAAATAATAGCTTTATTCTCTCTCATTCTAAATGAATGAAGTAAATATCCTATAATTGACTGAAAAGTATTATAACGTTCAACTG